ATCCCACCATTTTCCAAATGTCATAGAGATTGGAATATAGAAGTCTGGATTATCATGATAGATTTGATGTACTGTTTCTGATAGCATAACGATAGGAATATTATTGTTTCTATGTTCCTGACCAAGTAAAGAAATAATATCGAATGTAGTGCATCTTCCAACTGTATTTAATATATGCTGAGATATTAGAATAGTAATGTCGTAGATCGTTAAGAAGTTATGGTGCATCTCTATATCAGCCATTCCATCTTGAATATTTCCTATTACTTGACATCTATCTAATCCAAGTCCCATCAAGTAAGCTTTATATCCTTTATATGCTCTAGACTTTCTAAATCTATGAACACAATTGTCTATAAAAGCTTTATATCGATCCATATCAGCAAGTGATTCTCTTGTCTGATAGAATGGTAATGGATAATCTGCTCCTGGTAAATTAATTGTATAGATAGGCTCTCTTGTATTAATATATTCTGTAGCAAGATAGATATCTAGATCTTCTTTTCCCGCTATCTTAGTATTCTCATCGTACCTAATTAGATCGTTCATGAAAAATAAACCTCCTAATTATACAAATGTGGGAAAGATTTATATTGATCACTTTACAATAAATAAAGTTTATTTATTTAACACAATTTGGGAGATTAAGGAGAAAGGAACTATGAATGGAATCACATTGACACAGAGAACAAAACCAGTTAGAAGATCAAAACATTCCCCGTTTACTCAAGATGAAAAACTCATCATTGCTGAAAGAAGAGCAAAAGGAGAAAGAGTCGTAGACCTAGCTAATGAATACGAGTGTTCAGAAGCATCTGTATTAAAATTCTTTAAAGAGTATAAAGATACTCATAAAGATAAATTAATGGAGATCGTATCAGATTCAACCGTGATGACTCTTTATCATAAAGGATACTCCACAGACAAAATTGCCGACATTATGCACACTCATCTGTATACTGTAGAAGACATTATTAACAGAAATGCTAGAAAAGTCCATACAGAAGAGGGGGACAAATATCTTGCTTCTCAGATTACTATAGAAAAGCTTGAGAAATTTAAAGATACTCAATGCTATCCTGGATCTGTGTTTAGAATCCTTGCTGGAGATGCATATTGGTGTAGACATCTTCCTCAAAGTTCAAGATATATTGACGTCACAGTTGTAAAGAGATATCCACATCTCGTAAGAACAGATAAAGGTGATTTCCAATATTTTGATCTCTATAAAGGAAATAAAATCCGATAAAATGTCTAAAAAGTCAATCGACATTTAAATAATATGGCTTATAATGGAGGAATAGTAAGATGCAAAAAGTATCCTTATCAAATAAGGTATTTACAGAGAATCCATTATTAGACGAGATTGTATATAATGCAAGACAATTAGCCACTGGAGTTATTGTTAAAGATTATGATAAAGCGAATAATTTTGAAACAGTAGAATCCATCCAGAATGGTGATATGTATATTGCTTGCACAAGAGGATTAGCAAAGTTTGAAAACTTCCAATATGATCTTGATATATTGAGATTATATTATGGAGGATCTGTTCCTGAAGAAACATTGATCAAATGGTCGATGAATAATAAGTTGATTCCAGAAGGCGATAGGCAAGGTCTATTCAACCTTGCTTATAACCTGTTTATGAATAATTATATCGAGTATAATAATTATTATAGACAGCTTAATGGAGAACCTTATTATGATTCTGAAGGAATATGGGAAGGACTTTGGATAGACATTAGAGATATCGATGAATCTATCCCTATCTCTACAAGTTCAGTGTATCCATATTGTCCAGATCCATTAGACCTGAATTATCAATTGATTCATAAATTGTCAGGTTCAGACATTGCTATTCTTGAATCCAATGGAACGTTAGAATCTATTATAAATGATGACTATGCTATAGCTTCATGGGGATTAACAAAAGATGAAGTTAGATACTTAGATCATCTAGGAGCTAGATCTGTAGATTATTATACGGCTAGAACTGCTGATAGGTTTGTATTGTTGTACTGTCCATCATCGGATTCAGAAGAAGTGCGTAAGAGATTTAAAGATTTATTCGAAGCAAATCGACTTTATCTTTTGTATACCTCTTATTCAGAAGCTTACAAATATAAGTCAGATTATTATGATAACTTCATGATGGCTTTCTTAGTAATTCAGACGATCATTGATATGATTATCGAGTTACCAGAATACATTATTCGAAGAGACATATTCGATACACGCACTTGCAAATATATATTCGAATCTAACGGAGTTAAGTACTTTAATGATATTCCTATCAAGTACCAAGTTTCTCTTGTAAAAAATCTTAATAAGCTTATAAAGTTTAAATCTACAGATAAATGTATTATTGACATCATTTCAATCTTTGGAATTGATAATATAAACGTCTTCAAGTATTACATTCTAAAAGATAGAAGAGTTAAGAATCCTGAGTTATTGAATTATGCTAACAATAAGAAATTGGTAATCGATACAATGAATACCACTGAGCAGAAGACGATAATTATAAGAGGTTCTGCAATTCTAATTCTTGAGGGAAGAGTAGTTGAAGAAGAGAAAAAGCTTATTCCTTATGATGAAGAAGCTGAAGTTATAGGAACTACATTCAAAGTATCTGGTTCTTCTGCGACTTATAAAGAAGTGGAAGACAATGATAAGAACTATGATCTAAGATTCATTAAAGTTCCGTTACTTGGAAAGTATGATGACTGTATAAGAACTGAATCTAACATCTTCGATTATGATACTCTTGTTGAATCAGATAGCTATTGGGAAGGAGACAAGACATACGAAGATGTAAAGAGTGAAATTAAAGATCTTGATTTCAATGTATTAAGATCTAAGTATTATTCTATTGAAGCTGTAATAGATTTGACTAAGAGAAACTTTACTCTTATTTATTTCTTAAATATGCTGATGTTTAATAAGGTAGATGTATCTAAGCTCTTAGTAAACTTACCTAATGTTTCTACTTCAAAGAAGTTTACTTTGACAAATTCTATTCTTACCTTATATGCATTGAGCTATATCTATTACAATGTAGAAGATACTATTATGGATAGCAGACTTAAGGTTGCTCAAGTCTTAGGATTTAACCTTGAAGCTGATCTTGCACAAATAGCTGATGATCTGTATGAGAAACATGGAAGACTTACATTCAAAGATCTTCATGTCGATAAATTTACAGTTCCAGAAGATAACAAGATTATGTCTGTATCCGAATTGAAAGATATGTTCTTTACAAATAAAGATGTGCATGACTTTGTACAACAGATGCTTATTGCTCCTCCTAATAAGAGGCTTTACGACGCATACAAGTTCATTTACGATTCCATGTTTATCATGAATTGTAATATGAGATTCTTTATCGTAGATGGAGAAGACTTAGTAAAAGAATATGAAGCTCTTGGATACGAATCTAAGTTTGTAAATATTCCAAAAGAGTCAGATTATCCACCAGAGAAGAAATGGATCTATGAGAAGGATTATGCACACTTCATAAGTACTTGTAAAGAAGATTATCTGTATTTCGATATAAGCGAAGACTTTGACTACAACCACTTGATGGATTTATATATCTTCCATGAAGATACTAAAGTCCTTGAGTTTATTGGTCAATGTACAATGGCTTCTACCTTTAGAGAATATCTGAAGCATTACGATGCTACATTGTTTAACTTTGTACAAGACATTGCCAATATTCAAAAGCCAGAAGCTAGACAAGAAGCTTGTATCAATGCAATTCAATCTATTACTACATATCTCAGAGAATATATTGATGATGAGAGAGGATTATCTATTGATATCATAATGTCTAACACTCCGTCTATTTCTCTTGACTTCATCAAGAAGTATGTAGAAGAAGTAATTGACTTCTTTAAGTCGTTTAAGATATTCTCTCAGGGTTCTTCAATTATCTATGTAATAGATGATAAGTTTGAAAGCTATGTAAAACTGATTGAAGATACTCTATTTAAATATTTATTTGACAAAGCTGAACTTATCAGAATGGAAGATCATATTGGTCCTAAGATTCAAAATGTCAGTGGATTACTGCTTCATGTTGGAAATGGTTTAGGATTAGATATGTACAAGTCTGAAGCTGTAGATATGATCGATAAGGTTTGGCTTGATATTAACACTTGGATTTATAAGCACTTTACAGAGTTCTACAATTCTGACAAGTATTCTGAGCTCACTTGCAGAATTAAAGATCAGATAACTAAATATAGAGCATACAAGAATCTTGATGAAGGTATTAAACTTTTAGACATGATTGCTAAGATGCTTATTAAATTATCTTATGTAGAATCGGTAACTCTTCCAGATTCTATTAAGCTGAATGAAACAAGACAGTTTAATGAATACTACAATGAATGGATGTCTGAGATTATTACAATCATGCATAACATGATTCTTGTAGAAGGAGAGCATTATAATACTATTTACTTCTGTCCTGAGTGTAATAAACAAGTAGAAGCTACAACTGAGCAATGCCCTTATTGTAGAAACATTATTGTTCCTACACAGAAGAAACTTTATAGAACTCATATCAAAGATTACAATACTTCGATAAAAAATAAAATGAAGTTTGGACATTTTGCAAAGATTGTAGATGGTATAAATTCCGAGCATAGTAAATTGGTACTTTCAGATCCTGGAATGAGTGAAATTAGTGATACTTATTATAAGGCAGAATTCTACTGATATACTATAAGTCCTGGAACATTCAATTAATTAATCTAATTTAGGAGGGTTAATATGCCTAACAACAAACATCTGACATTGTTTGACTCACAGAAGTCAGCAGATAATGTCAACTTTAATAAAACCTGGGCTAGAGGAGAAGTAATCTTTAAGGAGCTTGGAACTGAAAAGGTTCTTTATACAGTTCACAACAAAGTTATTATCGCTGGTTCTCAGTTCGTAGCACAGAAAGTATTTGATTTGGCTGAGTTAGTTCATCTTCCTACCTATAATGAAGATCTTAGTCTTGATAACTCAGAGCCTCATGGTACAACGCCTGTTAACGTTCCTAAATGCTGCTTATTCTGCTGTGGAACTCAGGGTTGTGGTGCTGTAAACTCACAGGTTTATCCTGTAAAGTATACTAACAGAATTAAACCTGTTGGTGATCTTGTACCTTTCAGATATCCTCTTAAGCAGAATGATCTTTCTTCTGAATTAAGGGCTAAGTATTTTGGTAGAAAGACTCTTGATGAGAGATTTGCTTATTACTTCAAGGCTTTCGAGACAGATCCTACTCTATATATGAGATATGTCGATGGAACTATTATCGATGAGCATCTTTATGATTCAGAGAATGAGACCGATGCTGAGACTTTCGTAGAGATGCAGCTTCAGATTACTAAGGAAGATTTCAGAGAGTATTTCCAGGCTACTTCTTCTATCGGAGATGCTAAGATTAACTCTATTTCTCTGCTTACTGCATGGTATACTCAGAATGGTGGATATAAGTGGTACCAGGATATTATTCCTCTTACTCAGCTTAATATTCCTAATGAGCCTCTGATTGACCTTACAAAGGGAATTGATATTACATACCATATCTACTTCTAATTTTAGGAGGATTGATTATGGCTGGAAGAGTATCAACTAGGATCACTGATCCAGATTTTAAAGAGTCTCTTCTAAATGTAAAAGAAGAGGATATTACTTCTTCCTATATTTATGATTTATTTGGTGAATTTAAAGGGGTTGCAAAATGCAACCCCTATGATCTTATTGAAATTCCCCCTGGATATTATGGTCCAGAAAAGAAGAAGAACAAGAATACTTTTGTAACTACTGTTGGCTTATGGCTATATAACAAGTGGTATATAGAAAATGAGTTATTCGATCTCTTTGGATACATCAATAAGACAATTGATGGAAAGCAAATGGGAAAGATGAATAGAGAATTATCTTATGCTTTAATGGAAGATAGAATCTCTGTACAAGTTTTAAAGAACTATCTCATGAAGACTCAGATAATTATGCAGTTCGTTACTATACTTGCTCCTAATTATTCTGAATCAATGCTTTTGATCACCAAAACAATAGCGAAGAAGAAAGAAGAACTAATTAAGAAATATCAGAAAGAACTTGAAGCTGGAGATACGATTGTAGCCGAAATGGTTGAGAAAGAATTATTGAATTATGCTTTGGAAGCTTTAAAAGATGATCCATCTATGGATATCTTTTTATCTGGAGCTAGAAGTAATATTGATAACAACTTTAAAAACCTATTTGTTTGGAAAGGCGCTACTAGAGATCCTAACCCAGATGCTAAACAGCAATTTAGAATTGCTACATCCAACTATATGGATGGAATTAAACGAGAAGAGTATGCATTATATTGTAACTCTGGTATCGAAGGAGCTTACTCTCGTGGTAAGAAGACTGAGCATGGTGGATATCTAGAGAACCTTACTACTTCAGCATATCAAGATCTTATTTTAGATGAACCAGGAACAGATTGTGGAACTGACAGACATATTGAAGTTACACTTTCTCCTGCTAATTATAACATGTACATGTATAACAATATCATTGGTCCAAATGGCAAATTAATTGAGCTGAATTCTCAGAACCTAGAAAAGTTTATGGGAAAGAAAGTGAAAATGAGAATGGCTTATTTGTGTCCACATGAACATCCTTGTAATGCATGTGCTGGAAACTTCTACTACAAGCTTGGCGTTAAAAACGTTGGATTGACTTTGATGCAAGTGTTCTCTATTTATAAGAATAAAGCAATGAAGGCTTTCCATGATAGTACTGTCCAGCTTACTGAAGTAGATACTATGAAAGCATTTGGATTAAAATAAAGTATAAAAGGAGTTTAAGTTATGCTACCATATAATCTAAGCTCTATATACAACAAACCAAATGACGACTATTATGATCTAACAACTAACAGAGTGTTTGTTAGGGGAATCAAACATTCTGATGATGTGATGTGCTTTAAGATGATTAAAAATCTTGGAGTACCAAGAGATATTTATGCTATATCTGAAATCGGAACGGTATATTCTATTATAAACGATTGTAGCATTTCTTGGAGTTTTAGGAATAACCTACCATATGTAAATCTTTCTGTTATTACTGATAGAGGATGGACTATGGAACCATTTTATATTAAGAATCTGGTGGCTTATAATTATATAGCTAATGCTGATAATTATTTAGAGAGAGGTTGTCATGCTTCTTATATAGATGGAGACCCCATGAACTGTAACTATCGAAATATAATATATCTAGAAGGATCGAAAGATTACATAAATAACTCTACAAAAAATTAAAAAAGAAAAGATTCCCACTAGGAGTCAATCTCCTAGTGGGTTTTTATTATATTTTTCTTTTGAAGTTTAATCCCTCATAAACTCTAATGGGATTTCCTCTTACTACATTATTACCTTCAGACCAC